TTGTTCCCTTTCTTCTTACTTGGTGCTTTTAAGTCACTGCCAGGATTTTCTCTTTCATATGATTTACGTCCTTTCTCATTCAATCCACCAGATTTTTTCTTACCTTCCTTTCTCTGCCATGCAGACTCAGCTTTCATTTTATGTTTATCTGCACATGTAACCTTCATACATTTTTTACACTCAGGACACCACTTAGTTCCTTCGGGACATTTTTCTTCTAGTATGTCTTCTTCTTTTACACAATTTGGAACTGCTCTACCGTCCTTCATCTTAGTTCCTTTTGCTTTATAACCTGTCCAACAAGTCTTCTTTTTAGGATCTCTACCTATGTTTCTCTTTGCTTGTGCTAAAGAAGTTTCTTCACCATAACTATTGAAAGCACTCATTGATGCAGTTCCATTATCTGTTGATGGATATGCACCATCCTCAGAACCACCCTTAGTTGGTTCTTTCTTTTTCTTTTTCTTATGGTCAGAATCCTTCATCAACTTACCATCAGGCATGTAGTGATAACCTTTCGGTGCTTTCTTTTCTTCGTTCTTCTTTTTATTCTTATGCTTCCATGCTGTAGCGTATGCTATACCTTCCTCACCCTTTGTCAAGTTACCATCCTTAGAATATGATTTCTTTATATGCTTTATCATTCTATCATACTTTGCACCTTTTGGTGCTTCTTCTTCCATTGCTTGTTGCAATGCTTTAGATTGTGATGCGTGTGCTTTGCTTGCTTTCTTAAGCATGCTCACTACTTTTTTAACTTTAGGTTTATCTTTACTATCTAACGCTTCTTTAACACTATGCTTCTTACCTTTCATTAACATACCATCTGGCATTACATGATGTCCTTCTGGTATTGGTTTGCATTTTTGCTCATCATTACAAAAGTATTCTCCTTTACCACATTTTTCTTTACCCTCTTTTACCATGATAACAGCATCATCTGTAGCATCTGATTCGTGATATGATAAAACCCTACAACCAGGATACATTTTATCACATATCTTCTGTGCTTGTGGTCTTTGCATTTTAGAAAGACTCGCTCTGTATACTGGAACGGTAAACTGCATCCCTCTCCATACTAGAGAGATAACATAATATCTTCCGTACATAGTTGGTATGCGAGTTGCCATTATCTTGTGAATGCTATACTTGTTACTTTAACTGAACTACCGTTAGATGCTACAGACAGTGTATCTGTTGCAACTTTTTCAAATACTTCTACTGCACCATTTAGAACTGTCATACTACCAATAGTTGTACCACCAGAGTTCTTCCTTGTGACTACTAACGCAGCACTATGTCCGTTATATAAACGAACAAGAGTTGCATTACCGACATTAGATGCAGAGGATAGATCCGCTTCAGCTGCTAATAATTTGATTACCATGATAGAATACTTCCTTTACTTTTTTATTTATCTTTCTTCTTACTTGCCTGTTTAAGCATTTTCTGAAGATCGGCAGTGCTACCCATAAAAAATGCGTTGTTAGTAACTACCTTTTTAGCACCCTCTTCTTTGACATTCTTTTTGTCTTTCTGTAGTGCCATTAATTTGTCAGCAACATCACCTACGTTTTTAATTAGTTGTCCTGCAACTTCATAAGCACGTGGATGATCAGATGACATAGCAAGGTCAAGTGCACCATTAACTGCTTCTTGTCCTTTATCAATTAAAGAATACAAGTTACCTCTAGCATACTCATAGTCCTTATCGACATCTTCACCTTTTGATAAATGAAGTTTATTTGTCTTCGGAATAACTTCTGCTTCTGGACTTTCATCAACATTGAATACTTCATCCAATCCTGACATATCTTCTTTACTCATAATAAGATACCGTTTCGCTAAATCCAAAGTCATCACCACCTGTTAGTAGTGCATCATCAGTTGCATCTATAAGATCAACAATAGTTCCCGCAGTTGCAGCTGCAGCTTTGGTTCCGTTCTGTGCTCTACGAACTGCTAGTTTATTTGGAGTTACTTTACTCTTCACATACATTACTTCATTACCAATTTCAATATAAGATTGTGTTGGTATGTTAGTATAATCAACAACTTCAATAGTCAGATTCCTTGCATTGATTGCTCCTGCAAGTTCTGTAGTTCCATCTTTGTTTTGATCTGTAAGTGCTTTTGGTTGAACCTGATAAGCAACCTGTCTTGTAGTAGCAACGTCTTTCATATCTGTGTATATGTCTGCCTTTGCTTTCTTGATTGGTGCTTGAGTTCCTACAGGTCCGAAGATATATGCCTTGACTGTGAAGTTCATCGTAATCAAAGTAATCTTCTTATCATCAAAAGTTCCCTCATAGTCATCACTATAATTAATGCTATTCAATATGATAGGAATGTCTCTAAAGTCACTCATCTCATCAACTAATTTAATAGTCATCTGATATGAAGGTTGGAAGATAGGAACTATCTGTTCTGTTATTTCTAATGCTTCGTCGTTTGTTTTTGATATTATATTTAATTCAAAATCAATATTATAAGGAACAGGTGTAAACTGTTTCTTGACTGCGTTTGCTGTATTTGCTTTTAATGTAAGAGTTGTTGGTGCAAGTTTTCTAGAACTATCATATGATATTCCTGTCATCTCAAATGACAAACGTGGAACTGTGATCGCAACTTTCTGGTTTAGATCTGCCTGTTGTTCTAGTCTTGCTAAAAATTTCTGTCGAGGACCGTATGCCAAAGGCACTTTCATCCTACTGTATACTGAACCGTCTTTATTTTCTTTTCTACATTCTATGTTATTGAATAGTGTGCCAAATCCAATGACACACTTTCTAAGAATTTTATTATACGTGTATGTTCCTAACATAATTTTTAAACCAATCCAAATGGGTTGCCTTCACTAAAGTCAATGATATCGTCACCAAAGTTTTCAAAGGTTACGCTTTCTGAATATTTAGGATCAGCAGTTGCTTGCTCATCTCTATTATCCAAAACTATCTGTGCTCCAGACTCTGATCCTACAATTAATTCACCAATAGCAAATGATCCAGTTGGTGTTTTGAGTTTTACAAATCCCTCATCAGCATTCCATTCTACTAGTTTGCAGTAGTTCCTGTTGAACTACCAGTAACTAATTCTGGAACTGTAAAGGCACCTGTAATTCCTGCAGGAGCAGGAGTGAACGATGCAGATGCAGAGGTATAACCACTGCCACCGTTAGTAATATCTATAAGTCTTACACTCTTGTAACCAAATCCACCAGATAAAATATTAATTTCTGTCAATGTTCCATTGGTAAAAGTAGGTATTAAGGTTGCTGCGATACCACCCGCATCAGGTGCCGACACATTTAATGTTGTCCTATCTTCATCATATCCAGATCCACCATCTACAATATTGACAGATCTTATTTGTCCCTCTTTAACTGTTGCTCTGATAACAGCAGATGCTACAGGTGATCCACCACTCAGAGTTATATTGACCAAGAATGCCTCTGCAGCTGCATCCTGTCCATCACCAGTAATGGTAATTGTAGGAACTTCATTGTACTTACTACCATTATCACTGATGAATATATTAGTAAGTGCACCATTACTTACTACAGCGTTTCCAGTTGCAGTAACACCATTAGTTGTAAGATAGTAATGCTTGACAGTGTAACCGTAATCTACTAGTTCCTCATCACTATCAAATACATCTCCTTTCTCATCGCTGTATTCAAATAGTTCTGCTTTCAGTTTATATACATAACCTTTACCTAACTGGTAGAATGGTTCTTCATGCTCTACAAATTTTATTTCAAAATAATTACTTGTTAGTGGAAGGTATATCAAATCTCCTTCTTGAGGTCTCTCAGGTGCTTGATAATCTTTATCAAGTAGAAGAAATTGTGATATAAGATCCGAGAATCTTTGTTGAGATATAACCATCGTTATCTCATCAGTCTGTGCTACACCAAACTTTGTTAGTAAATCTCCACCACCTTGGAATCCATCAAAGTTTTCCATGTATGCTTCTATTAAATATGCATCATTAAACTCACCAATCACTTCCTCATTAAACACACCGTCTTTTTGTATGATTTCTCTAGGGCAGTATAAAACATCCATCCCAAACATTTTGAGATGTTCTTCTACTAAGTTCTGCAATAGAAACTGTTCGTTCCTAGTACCATGTGTAAAGAAAGTGGTTCTTGCCATTATCCAATCATATCTAGTGGTGGTGTCTCATACTTAGATATCATCTCTTCCTCTAGTTTTTCTACCTTTGCTTTACCTTCATTGTATATAAACTCACCGTTCATTGTAATTCCACCTGGCAACTGTGCTCCTTGGAACTTGATTAAGTTTGCACCCCACTGCCTCTGTATCAATGCAGATACATATCTCTTCAACCAGATGTCATTATATACATCTGTAAATTGTGTAGGATCAACTGCACGATAGCATTCTAAAACTATGAACTGATCTGCAGGAACGTCAGTCTTAAAATCTAGATCAAGATATAATCTATCACCACGCATCTGATATCTAATCTGTTTTTGTCCTTCCAACAGATAGTAGATATCTTCTAATCTTCTATTGACCATTTCATATGTAAGAATCTCTGTCTGTGTAAGATCCCAAAGGTCATTCAATCTCCACTGATACCTAACATCAAATAAGTTTGTGACATTCTTAGATACAAAATCAAATACCTTGACCACAGTTGTTACGTATGGTGGCATTTTGATATAGTTGTTCTGTTCTTTAAATGTAAGAGTTTGATTATTAGATGTACCAGAAGTCACAGTAGTATCAGTATCTGTAGTCATAGCATCTAGCATCAACTGATTATACTGAACTTTTAGATGAGTTCTAATGTAACCATCCATGTGTCTTTCATTATAAAACTGGATAGCATCATCCACTAGATCACTGATCTGATCATCGTCTATGTTTATTTCGAGGACTGGTGCACCGTTTTGACGTAGTGCATAATCTATGAGTCCTTCTCTACTTGAAGCAATTGCCATGTTAGGTAGGATTGATGTTGAATCTAATTCTTACATAATATGTAGTATTAGCAGTCAGGTTAACAGCACCTGGCAATGTGTAAGAATTTAAGTTTGTTGAGTTACCAAGAGATTGGTGAACAATAGTTGCAAATGTATTTGCAGGAGAGAACTGCCAATCACTAGATGTATGTTGATATCCTGCTTTCATAGCAATAGAATTAACATTGATTGTTGGGTTAAATGCAGGAGTTATAACTTGTATTTCTGGTTGGTCAACTAAAGGTGTTGTAAAATTGACTGCAGAAGAGTATGCACTTTCTAATCCATTGTTATCTCTAAACTTGACTTGAACTGCATACGTAGTATCAAAATCTAAAGTTGAGACTGGAACAGTTAATGATGTTAAGTTACCAGTATCACCATTAGTAAATGATTGAACTGTATCATATA